CGCTGGTCGTGAGGCCCGAGTGCATGAGCGGGGTGGTCGCGGCGCTGAGGCGCAGCGGATACCACGCCAAGTGCCACGACGGGCGCGGCAAGCACTACGAGTTCTGAACTTTTCAACACGAGTTTTCAACAACGCCCGCGAGGGCAGAGAGGGGGCTACCATGCCCAACATCGACCTGAGCAACGTCCAGGAGTCCAGGGGCGGCAGCGGCAGCTACACGCTGGAGCCGGGCGCCTACGTCATGGTCATCATCGACTACGAGATCCAGAACGCCCGACAGTACGTGCGCCTGCGCTTCGACGTGGCCGAGGGGCCGCGCAAGGGCACCTACGCGAACGCCCAGTGGCCCATCTCCGACGTCATGAGCTGGAAGGACGCCGCGAAGCCGATGCTCAAGCAGAAGCTGCGCGTGCTCACCGAGAGCAACCCCGGCTGGGACGCCTACGACGCCTTCACCAACGACCGCTGGGGTGAGTTCCTCGGCAAGGTGGTCGGCGCGGTGGTGCGCACGCGCCTCTACACCAAGAAGGACGGCACCGACGGCGAGGGATGCGAGATCTACCAGCTGTGCACCCTCGAGCAGGTGGCCTCGGGCGACTACGTGGTGCCCGGCCTCAAGGACGACCGCAAGGGCTGGCGAGATGACGAGGCGGCGCCGAACCCGCCCACCGCGGCGGCCATGCCCGCCCCGCAGTATCCGCAGTACCAGCAGCCGCAGCAGTACCAGCAGCCGCAGCAGTACCCGCAGCAGATGCCGCCGCAGTACCCGCAGCCGCAGCAGTACCAGCCGACGCAGTACCAGCCGCAGCCGCAGCAGTACCAGCAGCCCACGATGGAGCCGGCGCCCTGGGAGCAGTAAGGAGAGCGCAGGCGGCGGGGCGCACGACCGGCCCCGCCCCGACGCGCAGGAAGAGGGCATCATGCCTAGGATCAACCTATCGAGGACGGCCGAGTCCTCGCGCTTCGTGCTGCCCGCGACCATACCGCAGGGGCAGCGCGACAACACCATCTTCAGGTTCGCGTGCAGCCTGCGGGCGCTCGACGTGGCCGAGGACGAGCTGCGGGCGGCCGTCTACGAGGCCAACGCCACGCGCTGCGACCCACCGCTGAGCGACCACGAGGTCGAGCAGAAGGTGCGTCAGGCCCTCGGCTACGATGGCGGCCACGGGGGCAGCCTCGGCAAGGCGCCCGCAAGGAGGCCGGAGCGGCCCGTCCGGGTCGCGCACAGGCAGGGCAGGCCAGAGAGGCTCCCAGACATGTCCGGCCTCAGCCCGCTCGATCAGACGAGGGCATGGATAGACGCGCTCTTCTACCCAGAGGACATCGTGTGCCTGTGCTTCGGGACGACATCGCGCTTCCCATCGGCAGAGTGGTACGCATGCGCCGGCCAGCTGCTGGACGAGGGCGACAGGTGCCTCGAGGAGCAGCTGGCAAGGGCGCGACGCAACATAGGGCTCTATGGGGTGGTGAACCCGATACGGGACATCGTCCGCCCGGTGGAGGACGTCGCCCACCCGCTGAGAGACCGCGAGGGCACGCGCAGGGACGCCGACGTGGCGAGCCTGCGCTGGGCGCTGGTCGAGTGCGACGAGCTGCCGCCAGACCAGCAGCTCGAGCGGATCTGCGCCTTGCTCTTCGAGCCGGAGGAGACCGGCTGGAAGTGCAAGGCGCTCACGTGGAGCGGAGGCAAGAGCTGGCATGCGGTCGTGTTCATAGGCGCCGAGACCCGCGCCGAGTACGACCAGCGAGTGAGCGACCTGTACGGCTACTGCGACGCGAACGGCCTGCCCGTCGACCACGCGTGCCGCAACCCCGCGCGCCTGACGAGGGTACCAGGCGTCATGAGGGGAGGGCAGATGCAGCAGCTAAGGTGGTGCGACTCATGCCTAACCTTCCGACCGTAGCGCCAGACGAGGCCGCGAACGTACGCAGGGAGTACGCCGCCACGGGTCACCGGCCAGGCTTCGAGCGGGCCGACGACCACATCGGCGACGTGCTGCCCGAGAGGCGCCCGGAGCTGATACGCGGGGTGCTGCGGCAGGGCCACAAGCTCATGCTGGCGGCGCAGTCGAAGTCGGGCAAGACGTGGTCGATGATCGCGCTGGCGCTGGCCGTGGCGAACGGCTACGAGCGGCTGGAGGGGCCAGGGTGGAGAGAGGGCGGAGGGGCGTCGTGGCTCGGCCGCGAGTGCCGGCGAGGCGAGGTCGCGCTGTTCGACGGCGAGATGGACGTCAGCTCCTTCTGGCACCGCGTCGACCTCGTGGCACGGGCCATGTGGCCACACGACACGCCGGCGCAGCGCAGGTCGAGGGGCGAGAGGCTCCACGTCCGCAGCCTGCGCGGCGACCGCGACTCCACGGTGGACTCGCTCATCGACATGCTGGACGACGGCTTCGGCGACGAGTACCCGGCGCTCGTGATCATCGACCCCATCTACAAGCTCATGGAGGGCGAGGAGAACTCGAACAGCGAGATGCGGCCATTCCTCAAGGCGCTGGACGCCATAGCGGCCAAGGGCGCCTCGGTGGCGACGACCCACCACCACGCGAAGGGAAGGGCTGGCGAGCGCTCGGTCATCGACCGCGCGGCCGGCGCCGGCGCCTTCGCCCGAGACCCGGACGCCTTCATCGACCTGACGCAGCTCGACGTCCGCGAGGGCACCGAGGCGTGGAAGCGCCTCGAGAGAGCCATGCCGAAGGCCATGGGCGAGGAGGGCGAGGAGTGGCAGGAGCGGCTGCGCCAGGCGAGGATCTACCGCGCCAACTACGTCCTGCGCGAGTTCCCGGACGGCTGGGGCCGCGAGCTGCTGTTCGACTTCCCGCTCATGGTGCCCATCGACGGCTTCTCGGACGTGCCCGAGGAGGGCAGCGCCGAGGCCGGCAGGCAGCGCGGCGGCGAGGCCACGAGGAACAGGGCCGACGAGCGGTGGGCGCTCCACGACTCGCTGCTGACCGACGCCATCGACCAGCTGTCCGCGCAGGGCACGCCCGCGACGCGCGAGAGCGCCTACGAGGCATACGCCAGGCGGTGCGAGGAGGAGGGCGAGCAGCCCTACTCGAGGGCACGGTTCGACCGCGAGACGAGGGCGTCGGGGACGCGGCTCTCATGGGCCTACGACGACGCCGCCAAGGTGCTCGTCCAGAGGGAGGAGGGGGCCGGTCAAGGCTGAATTTCGGCAAAACCGCAGGTAAAAGGGGCCGGTCAAGGCTGAACTTCTGAGACGCGAAACAAAACCGCAGGTCAGAGGCCCGGTCACCCGGTCAAGGCTGATTATATATAGCCTTGACCGGCTACCTACAAGGCAGACGAGCCTCCAGCGGGGGCGCTTGGCGCCCACCCGCAGTGGCGGGCGCAGCACCCCGCGCCAGAGGCTTAACGCCCGCGAGGGCAGAGAGGGGGCCATCCGGCATGCCAAGGAGGGCGAAGTACGCGAAGGATCGCCCCATCGCTGGCAACGAGAGGGATGGGAAGCTCTGGAGCACCGGCGAGCCAAGGCGCTACGTCGGCGACCGCAGGGTGGCTGGCGGGAAGTTCGAGACCCGGTGGTTCGACGGGGCGAGGGACAAGGTCATGGACGAATGGAGGCAGTGGGTCGCGGACGGCCTGCGCGAGGCCGACATGGTCATAACGCGCGTGCCGCCACCGCGGCCACGCCCACAGGAGCATGGAAAGGAAGCAGGGATGGCACAGCAGCAGCAGACGAGGCACGAGGCCCCGAAGGTCATGTTCGTGATCACCTACCGTGGGCAGCGCTCGAGCAAGAGCATCGCCCTTTACGCGAGCGAGGACTCGGCGCTGAGGATGGCGACGGCCCTCACGGCTGCCCTCGAGGTGACCGGGGTCGATGGTGAGTACGACGTCAACGAGCTCCCGGTCTGGGAGTAGCAGGGGAAGGCAACGAGAGATGATGAGCATCACCGACGAGCTGAGAGAGTTCATGGCCGGAGCAGACGGCTACGAGCTTTGGTGCCCACGTCACAAGAATGAGCTGACCGCCATCGCCGACCGCATAGATGCGGAGCACGAGAGCGCCATGTACAACATGCGGCGCGAGTTTGAAGAGTGGAAGCACACACAGGACACGTGCTACGTCAAGCTGCCCAAGGACGCGGACGGCGTGCCGATTCGCGTGGGGGACGTGCTCACGGATGGCGAGTACACGTTCGTGGTTGACGAGCTGGCCACGTTCGGGGACGGCTCGTGGAGCATCCGCAACGAGGACGGGGACGCATGGAAGGCCCGCGACGTCACCCACCACCACAAGCCGACCGTCGAGGACGTGTTGCAGGAGTTTTTCGAGGAAGTAGGCGATGGCCTGCATACCCTCGAAGCCGTGGATACGCAGGTAATCATCGCTAAGTACTCCGCAAAACTACGTCTGGCAGGTGATACCGAATGAGCGAACTCGAACCTACTATTACCGAACACGAACCCACCGCGACCGAGCTCCTGCGGGCGCTGCTGGACGAGCGCGGGGTGGAGTACACCGACCGGGACATGTTTGGCAAACACGTGTTTCACTGGGGCGAACCGTTGCATGGGGCCATGTTCACCGATGGCGGCGAATGGACGGAGCTGGTTGTCGAGAACGCCACCTCCGAGCAGGCCATAGCCGCCACGCTGGGCGACAGTGACGCGACAGCCGAACGACGTGGTGACGCGGTGGAGGTCGTGCGATGCAGGGACTGCGCTAATGCCGTCGTAAGCCGCCCGTTCTGCACATTTACGGGCAGGCCAGCCAACATCGAGGTCTGGCGTTGCGATTACTTCTGGAACGCTGACGAGCTGCCCGAGGTGGATCCTGACGGATTCTGCGCATGGGCATCGAGGAAGGAGAGCGAATGAGCATCACCGATGAGCTGAGAAAGTACGCAGACAGGCTGAGCGACGAGGCCGCGAGAAAGAGCGAACATGGGTTTTCTCCGGTTGCGATGGAGCTGGAACGCATCGCCGACCGCATAGACGCGGAGCACGAGGCAAAGGTGTCCTATTGGCAGAGTGCGAGCTACAAAGATGGGTACGACGAGGGCTTCGCAAGCGCCGACGATTGGCTGGGCCAGCACGAGGACGCGATGGCCGAGCACGGGTGGGTCAAGCTGCCCGTGGACGCCGATGGCGAGTGCATCCACATCGGGGATAGCGTCATGGACGTAAGTGATAAGTGGCGCAACATCTTCGATGTCTGTGGGTTCATTTTGAACAGCTGCGGATGGACTGTCGAGGGAGATTCCATCGACGCTGCACCGGAGGAACTCGTACACCACCACGAGCCGACCGTCGAGGACGTGCTGCGGGATGTGGTCACGCTCTGCCACAACACGTGGAAGGAAGAGTCACCCTTCCACTTCTACGACGTTGACGACGTGATGAAGAGCGGGAACATCGCCGAGTTCGCCTCGCGCCTCCGTCTGGCAGAGGAGGGCGCATGACCGGCACAGAGGCGCTTGAGCGCCGCATAGACGAGCTGTGCGCGGAGGTCGAGCGGCTGCGGCAGGACAACGCCAAGCTGCGCGGCTTCTGGACGCACGACGGCACGTGGCACGTGGAGCTGCCGAGGCTGTCCGAGGGCATAGCGGTGACCACGCCAGACGAGCGCGACCGCGAGGTGCGCACCGCGATGGTCTGGCGCTACGTTCGGGAGGACGAGGCCGAGAACGACAGGCTGCGGGAGTTGGTGCGGGACATGCGAACTTGCATCGACCACGCCTGCATGTGCGAGTTCTGCCCGCTGTTTGTAACGGAGGAGGACATGGGCGAGCGTAGGTGCATTGCAGACATGAAGGCGCATATGCGCGAGCTGGGAGTGGAGGTGGACGGGTGAGCAGCCAGACATTCAACGCCGAGGTGGTAGACACAATCTTTCACGAGCGCGACCAGCTCAAAGCCGAGAACTCAAAGCTGCGGGAGCAGCTGGCAAAAGCACGTGACCCGCAACGAATCGGCGGCACGGCTGACCCCGAGAGCTTCGTCTACGCCATCGAGCAGCTGAGGGAGTTCCGCTGGCAGCACGCCACAAACGACGAGGACGCTATCCCGTACATCAACAACGTGGCGGCGGCTCACGAACGTGAGAGCGCCGAGCTGCGGGAGCTGGTGGCCCAGCGCACCGCCAAGCGCGTGATCGTGTCAAACGCCGACACCGACCACGCCACGGGCCACTGCGAGTGCGGCGCCTGCGGCGGGGCCATCGACCCGTGGGACAAGTGGTGCCGCCACTGCGGGACTCGTCTTGTCGGGTGAGATGTACAAAATAGCAGGTGAGTGGTATAATTTGACTGTTCAGGTAGCGGCTGGACGGACAATCAAATATACTGCTGAATTGCGCCATCGGTGTGAGAGCCGCTACCTCTCTGCCGATGGCGTTTCGTTTGGAGTAGCGGTCTGAATGAAAGCAATTGACGAGACTGGCAACAGGTACGGACGGCTTACTGTTATTCGTAGCGCGGGGTCGCATAAAGGATATGCGCTGTGGTTATGCCGTTGCAGTTGTGGCGCTGAGACAATCGCGCGGGGGAGTGACCTTCGTAGCGGCCACAAGCGCTCATGTGGTTGTCTAGAGCAAGAAACTCGAGTCAAAAATGGACACAAGCGCATGCCTGTCGTACACGGTATGACGCATTCACGGTTGCATAGGGTGTGGGTGAGCATGAAGGCGCGGTGTATGAATCAGAGCCACCCGCACTATAAGGATTACGGAGCACGAGGCATCTCTGTGTGCGATGAGTGGGCCAGCGATTTTCGAGTTTTTGCCGAATGGGCATTTTCTCATGGGTACGACGAAAACGCTCCAAGAGGTTATTGCACACTTGACCGAATCGATCCAAACGGCAATTACTGCCCAGAGAATTGCCGCTTCGCTGACTCATATGTACAGCAGAACAATAGGCGAGATAGGAGCAATAACGTACGAACCTACGTCGGACGAGACGGAATCTATCACATAGACCGCCGCCACTGCGGCGCGAAGCTGGAGGAGGACGCATGACACACGAGGAGCGGGTGAGACATCACATGTACGAGACGTGCGAGGGCATCGCCGAGCAGAGCGAGCGCATCGCCAGCCTGGAGGAGCTGGTGCTGGACATGTACGAAACCATCGAAGCACGAAACACGTGGTGGGACGCTTTCGCGAAGGACAGCAAGCGATACGCCGACCGCATGCGCGAGCTGGGGGTGGCGGAGTGAGCGAACAGCTGACGTGTCCGCGCTGCGGGCGACCGGTGCGGCGGCTCGTGGTCTGCGAGGACTGCCACGACGAGCTGCGCGGGGAGCGGGCCGCGAGGCTCGCGCGGACGGTGACCGGGTGCGCCCGCGCGCTGTCGGCCCAGATGATGGCGAGCGTGCAGGTGCTTCTCTCCGATGGCCGCGACCGCGAGGCGATGGCCCGCGCCATGAACGCCAAGGACGCCATCGAGGCGCTGGACAGGGCGATGCGGGAGGTGGACAGGTGACCATCGAGTTCGGCAAGACGTGGCGGCTGGTGCCGGTGGACCGCCTAAACTGGGAGCTGGTGCACTTCGAGGCCGTGACGGGAAGGGGCGCGAACAAGGCAGGCAGCGAGCCGAGGTGGCGCAGGCTCGGCCGCTACTACTCGCAGAGCACGCTGGCCCGTGCGCTCGAGTTCGCCGCCGACTGCGAGCTGAAGGAGCGGCACGGCGCGGAGGTGGCCGAGATACGCGACGCGCTGGCAGAGCTGCGGCAGACGCTGCATGCGTTCGAAGTGTCGTTTGTACAGACGTGTTCTGTCGATTCTGGCCCGCTAGGCCATGACCGCGACTAGTTGCCCATCCGAGAGCGAAGGAGGCCGTGTGCAGCCCTACAGCTTCTCATCCGCCCGCGAGCTCTTCGAGTCGGCCCGCGAGGCGAGCAAGGACGCCGAGCGCATCAGGCGCCAGCTGCTGGCGATGGAGGCCCGCGCGGGGTCGCTGGGAGGGGGCAGCTTCGAGCCGCGCGTGGCGTCGACGCCCAACCCCCAGCGCATGGCGGACGCGGTGGGCGCGATGGTCGACCGCGAGGCGGCGCTGGAGCGCAGGCAGGCCGAGGACTACGACCTCATCGACTTCGCCTGCACCGTGCTGTATGGCCGCGAGCAGGACGGCTCGGGCGGCCTCTGGTCGCTCGTTGGCTGGCGCGCCGACGCGCTGGCGCTCCACTACCTCGATGACCTTCCGTGGTCGAAGGTGGCCGAGCGGCTGTGCTACTCTGAGTCATACGTGAAGCAGCAGGCGAGGGCGGCGCTCGACACGGCTGACGGGTGGGGGATACCTCGCGTCGTTCTTGGCCTTGGAGCTGCGGAAACCTGAGAGATTACCATACGGTTTAGCACGTGGGCGCATGGCCCAGACCGCATCTGATGTGATATGTATAGCGTGACCTATCAGGCCCTCGCGGACGCGGGGGCCTTTTCTTTTAGCGAGGTGGACGCCATGCGCGACGCGCGCTCCGAGGTGCTGGTCAACCGTGCGCTCATGTGGGCGGCTCTCGCGGTCGTGTGCCACGAGGTGGGCGCAGGCCTCGCGTGCGCCGCATGCGCGGTCATGTGCGCCGTCGCGCTCGTGCGCTCGCTGTGAGCACGAACCTAAGGTACGCCGACTACCAGGGCAGGGTCAACCTGCGCCGGTGGCTCAGGGCGCAGGGCCGCCCGTGCTGGATTTGCCGCGCGTTCGGACGAACCGGAACCATCGACTACTCGCTGCCCGCGCGCCACCCGCTCAGCTTCGAGGTGGACGAGCTCGTGCCCGTGTCCAAGGGCGGCTCGCCGACCAGCCGCTCCAACGTGGACGCGGCGCACCGATGCTGCAACCAGTGGCGCGGCAACAGGAGCGTCGAGGAGGTGCTGCGCATCGCGCGCGGCCAGGGCGCGCCCCCGCCGCCCACGAGCGCCGTGGAGGGCGTGACGAGCGGGCTCATGGGGTAGGGGGCACCCCCTCCCCGCCCACGCCCCTGCTCCCCGGCGCATAGCCGAACTTACACACGAGGAGTATTTCATGGCCGGGCTGCGCTCGATGGTGGACGCTACGTGCGACTTTGACGAGCTGGAAGGGCTAAAGGCGCTCGCCACGCGGCTGGCTGCGGAGCTGGACGCATGCGACGAGCCGCGTCTGGTGCCGCAGCTTGCGCGCCAGTACCGCGAGACGCTTGGACGCATCGCGGTAATCGAGGGCGGTGTTGATGACGATGACGAGATCGCTGCCATCATCCTACGCAACAGGCAACCAGCTGCCGACTAGCACTGTCGTGCCTGAGTGCGACTCAAACGACGTGCTTGATGTGCTTGACCTGCTCTCCGAAGCTGGGTTTGAGTGCATGGACTGGCAAGCGCTTCTGCTCGAAACGTGGATGGGCGTTCGCGCGAACGGTAAGTGGGCCGCGCCGTCCTGCGGCAACGAAACGCCAAGGCAGAACGGCAAGACGCGCTGTATCCAAGGTCGCTCTGCCGCCGAAATGCTGTTCTACGACGGCACGGTGATCTACACCGCGCAGCTGCAAAAGACCTCTACAGAGACGTTTGAGGAAATGGCGCAGCTCATGGACACCAAGGCGCTGCGCAAGTTCCTCGCTCCCAACGGCATCCGCACCGCGCTGGGACGCGAGGAAATCAGGCTCAAGAGCGGCGCGAGGATGAAGTTCCTCGCCCGCACCAGGAACGGCGGCAACGGCCAGCACGGCTCGCTGCTCATCTTTGACGAGGCGCAATACCTGGACAAGCAGGCGCAAGGATCGTTTCTCGCCGCGATATCCGCGTGCAAGACGCGACGCGGGCCGCAGACCATCTACAACGGCAACTCGCCTGAGGACGGCGATAACAGCATTGTCTTCGAGCGCATCCGCTCTGACGCGCTGCAAGGCCGCACGAAGCGCACGGCATGGACGGAATGGAGCATCGGCGCAAGTCTTGAATTGCCCGACGTGTCCGACCGCGCCATATGGGAGCGAACCAACCCGTCGCTCGGCATCCTGATTTCGATGGACACCGTCGAGGCCGAGTTTGAGTCAGAAGACCCTGAGCAGTTCGCGCACCAGCGTCTCGGCTGGTTTGCGACGAAGGAGGACGCGGACAGGCTCATTTCTGGCGAGTCATGGGACGCATGCGAGATTGCAGACCCGCCCGAGGGCTTCACGAAGCTTGCCTACGGCGTGCGCTTCACGCCCGACGGGCGCAGCGTGTCGCTGGCCGCAGCAGCGACCACCACGGCGGGCGCACACGTCGAGTTCATGCGCACGGAGCCGACGGTCGCGGGCATCGGCTGGCTGGTCGACTGGCTCGTGGCACGCAAGGACAGGGCTGCGGCGGTTGCCATCGACGGGCGCGCGGACGCGACCGACCTTGCGCAGCAGCTCGTCAAGGCGGGCATGCCCAAGGCTGCGGTCATGGTGGCCCGGACGGGCGACGCCATGACCGCCGCCGCGATGCTCGTCAACGCGGTGAACGACGGGACGCTCACGCACCTCGACGACCCCGCGCTCGCGGAGAGCGCCCTCGGGGCCACGAGGAGACCGATAGGCAAGGACGGCGGCTACGGCTTCGGCGGCGAGTGCCCCGAGCGCCTGGACGCCTGCGCGCTGGCCCTGTGGGCGGCGCGCACCACCAAGCGCGACCCAAGGCGCAGGGGGAGGATAGGATGATGGAACCGAATCTCTGGAAGCCGCTGGGCAGGGCGTCCATCGACCTGGGCGGCATCCTGCAAGCCGACGGCCTGAGCGACGATGCGCGCTGGTGGGCGGAGCTGCTGGTCAACGAGTACCAGAGCCACGCTGGGCACAACGAGACGCTGCGTCGCTACTACGACGGGAACGTGCGCGTCTCCGACTACGGCGTGGGCGCGGACATCCCCAACGACCAGACGTGCCACTGGCCGAGCAAGGCCGTTGACGCGCTGGCAGACCGCATCACGCTCGAGCGGTTCAACGTGCCCGACGGCTACGACGACGCGGCGCTCAGCTACATCCTCGACGGCTCCAACGTCGTGAACGCCTACAACCGGCACCTCGCGCCGAAGCTGCTCTACGGCTGCATGGCCGCGACGGTGACGCGCAACCGCGCGGGGCATGCCGTGGTTCGCTTCCACAGCGCCGAGACGTTCACCGCCATCCCGTCACCCGACGGCAGGGAGGGCGTCGTCGGCGCGGGGCTTGCCATCGCGCGCGTGGAGTTCGCGCCGTGGTCAACGCTCGTCCCCGTCGCGACCATCGTGAACCTGCACCTCCCCGGCAACGTCGTGGAGCTGCGGCAGGTGGCGGCTGGCCAGTGGGTGGCCGAGGACGGCCTCACGCCCGAGCCCGAGCCGAGCCTGTACGTCTTCTGCCACGACGGCACGGGCACCATGAACCCGTTCGGGCGCACGCGCATCACGCGGTTCGTGCGCACGCTCACCGACGACGCCATCCGCTGCATGTGGCACATGCAGGTGGCGGGCGCCTACTACAGCGTGCCGAAGCTGGCGCTGCTCAACCTGCTGCCCGAGCAGTACGAGGCCGTCATCGACAACAAGCTGAAGTACCAGCTCGACCGCGTCATCGCCACCGAGGTGGACGAGAGCGGGGACAACCGCACGGCCATCCAGCAGCTCTCGGGCAACAGCCCGCAGCCGTTCGTGGAGGAGCTGCGGGCGCTCGCGTGCCAGTTCTCGGGCGCCACGGGCGTGCCGCTCAACAGCCTCGGCATCGTGCAGGACAACCCGAGCAGCGCCGAGGCCATCGGGGCGAGCCGCGAGGACATCTGCCTCGTCGCCCAGCGCGACATCGACGCCGACAGCAAGACCATCGAGCGCGTCATTCGCGCGGCGTTGGCGGTGGAGCGCAACACCACCACCGACAGGCTTGGCGAGGGCGACCGCGCCGTGCGCGCGAGCTTCGCCGACCCGCTCATCCACAGCCGCTCCGAGATGGCCGACTGGGCCGTGAAGGTCAACTCCATGCGCCCTGGGTTCGGCCAGACCGACGTGGCGGCGCGCATGGTGGGCATCAGCGACGCGGACTTGGAGAGCGTCAAGAGCGACGAGGTCAGGGCGGCGAGCGCGGCAATGACGCAGGCCATCTTCGGCGGTGGCAATGTCTAGGGTTCCGCGCTCGTTCGTGGACGGCTACGCGGATTCGCTGGAATCACTCAGCGACGACATGCGCAAGAAGCTGGCCGAGTCGCTAAAGCGCATCAATTGGGAAGCGCCTGTGGCGGATGTGCGTAACGCGCTCGTCACCATCATGCAGGGCTATTGCGGCTCGTCTGCGGACGTTGCCGCGTCTTTGGCGGCTGAGTTCTACGACGGCCTACGCGAGCGCATGATTGGCGAGAAGTACGGCGCGGTTCTCGCGCCCGACTACTCCGACGAAGCCATTGACCAGTTCGTGCGCTGGGCCGTCCAGCCGCTCGTGGACGAGGGCGTGGACGGTGTCCAATACGTCGTGGACAGGCTGGACGAGCGCATCGGCTATGAGGTGAAGCGCTCGGCGGGCAATACAGTGTTCAGGAACGGCGAGAGAGACCACAGAAAGGTCAGATTCGCCCGCGTACCGCGCGGCTCGAAGTCTTATCCACATGGATGCCCTTTCTGCCAAATGCTGGCTTCTCGTGGCTTTGTGTACCGCAACGCAAAGACGGCGGGCGAAATGAACCACTTCCACGCTGATTGCCAGTGCATGGTGGTGCCTGGATTCGGCGATAACCCGACCGTCGAGGGCTACGATCCGAACGAGTACATGAACAGGTGGAAGCATCCTGAGAAGTACGCGAATGAGGATGCAGAGCCGCAAGAGCCGAAGTTGGTTAGCCCTGATATCCAGTCGCTTCAAAAGAAGGATATCGACACGTCCATTACCGCGTGTGCTAACGAGACTAACCCGAACGTTTCAATGGTGGATGATTTGGCAAAGCAACTGAATGCGCTTGCAGCGGAAATCAACGCCATGCCGTATGAAACGCCCGAAGAATACGTTGCGCGGGCGGAGAAGCGCAAGGAATGGGCAGCGCTCCAAAGGCGATACAAAAAGGCGTACCGAGAATGGCGCGAGAATTGCCAAAGGTGCGTCCCTGCATACGAAATGCGGCGGCGTGGCTATGACGTACAAGCGTCTAGCCGCATGGCTAGGAACGATACGGTTGCAAATAACTGGGACCGTCTGTTCAAGGGGCAAACGTGGACGAACGTCAGCGCCAACACCAGAGAACAGGCTATTAGAAGTCTTGAACAAGAGATTGCCAGCCATGAGGACGGCGCACGGTTTGAGGTCTGTGTTCGGTGGAATGGAAGGTCTGGCCACGTCTTTGTTGCCGAGCTGCAAGACGGCGAAATCGTGTACATCTGCCCGCAGACGAAAAACGCTGAGTACACGTCATGGATGGACAGGTTCGTGCCAACGAACCTCAAGGTTTCGCGCATTGACAACCTTGAGTTTGACGAGGAATATCTCGCTAAGACGGTAGAGGTGGTCAAGTAATGAGCGCAGACGAAGCCATTAAGACGCTTATGGACGCCATTGGCGATGATGAGCCAATCGCAGCCGCATGGGAGCTGCCAGATTCTTTCGTTTTCGTCATTGGCGATGGCGATGAAATGCAGTTTGACCTGCCGATGTACCGACTGGGGAAGTCGGACGTTTTGCCTGTCGCAATCACTGAAACCGATGATGCCGTGCTCGCAATCGCTAACGGCAGGGCTAATCAGATTATCTAGCCAACCTATTGTGTAACCGCACAAATGACCCCACCGAATCAGGCCCCGCAAGGGGCCTTTTTCATACCCACGCAATGCGCGGGGCGGTCAATCCGCGCACCGACACCGGCTGGGGCCGGGGAAGGAGGCCGACATGGCCGACGAGACGACTCAGGCGACGCCTGAGGGCACCACCGACGACCAGACTGGCGCAGCTGCCCAGTCTGGCGAGCGCACGTTCACGCAGGAGGAGGTCAACCGCATGGTCGGTGACGCCCGCCAGCGCGAGCGGCGCAAGTACGAGGGGTACGTGGACGGGGCGCAGCTTGACGAGCTGCGCACGCAGGCCGAGGCCGCGCAGCGCGAGCTGGACGAGCTGAGGGCGCAGCAGGCGCGCGCAGCTGCCGTGGCCACCGCGTCCGAGAAGGCAGGCATCCCGCTCGAGGTCGCGCAGATGCTCAACGGCTCCGACGCCGACGAGCTGCTTGCGCAGGCCAAGCGCCTGCTGAAGCTCATGCCCGTCCACCCGACCCGCACCGACGACGGCGGCACACGCGCCACCGCCAAGAAGACAAACGCGCAGCTGTTCGCCGAGGCACTGGCGAACGCGCACTAGCAGAAAGGGGCAACCATGCCCGCTATCGACATCAACCGCGGCACCACCAACGTCGTTCTCCCCGAGGCCGTCAGCGCCGAGATCTGGGGAGCCACCATCGAGGACTCCGCGTTCATGAGCGCGGCCCGTCGCATCACCATCCCCGGCACCGGCCTGAAGGTCCAGACCATCACCGGCGAGCCGCAGGCCAACTGGGTCGACGAGACCAGCGCCAAGCCCGTCTCCAACCACACCCTCGGCAAGAAGACCATCGTCCCGTACAAGCTGGCCGTCATCGAGGCGTTCTCCATGGAGTTCCTGCGTGACGCCAACGCCCTCTACGCCGAGCTTGTCCGCCGTCTGCCGCTGGCCCTCGGCACCAAGTTCGACCAGACCATCATGGGCACCACCGCGCCCGGCTCCGGCTTCGACGTGCTCGGCTCCGCCACCGCCGTCAGCCTGACCCCCGCGTCCGGCTCCACCGTCTACGACCAGTTCCTCGCCGTGGACGGCAACATCGCCACCGCTGGCGGCGTCATGGACCGCATCATCCTCGCCCCGCAGGGCCGCGCCAAGGTCCTCGCTGCCGTGGACGGCGACAAGCGCCCGCTGTTCACCGCTGGCGTCGAGACCGGCACCATCAGCCCGATTCTCGGTGCCACCGTCTCCACCTCCAAGAACGTCTACGTCGACGCGACCACCGACATCCTCGGCATCGCTGGCGACTTCACCAAGGCCATCTTCGGCACCGTCGAGGGCGTTCAGGTCTCCGTCTCCGACCAGGCGACGCTCACCTCCGGCGAGACCGTCATCAACCTCTGGCAGCAGAACATGATCGCCGTGCGCGCAGAGGTCGAGGTCGCCTTCGCCGTCGAGGGCACCGGCTACTTCAACCTGCTCACCGCCTAATGGTCGAGCTAATCGCGCCCAACGGCGTGCTGGTGAGGGCGAGCGACGAGGACGCGCCGCGCATGCTCGCAAGCGGCTACAGGCCCGTCGAGCAGCCCAAGCCCGCGCCCAAGCGCCGCGCGCCGCGCAAGGCGCAGAAGCCGCAGGACAAGCAGTAAGGGGGTGGTCGGCGTGTCGTACGCCACCATCGAGGACTACGAGGCGCGCTACGGCGCGGTGTCCGACGAGGACATGCTCCAAGAGTGCCTGGACGACTGCACCGCCGTCATCCAGAGCGAGCTGGACAGGCGCGGCGTGGACTACTCCGAGCCGTCCGAGTCATTCGCCGCGAGGCTGAAGATCGTGTGCCGCTCCATGGCGAACCGCGTGATGCCCACGGGTGACGCTGGCACGACCGACGTTCCCGTCGGCATCACCGCCATGACCGCTACGGCAGGCCCCTACTCACGCAGCTACACCTTCGCCACCACCTACGGCACGCCCAAGATGCTGCCGTCCGAGATGGCGCTGCTGGGCATCGGCGGCGGGCGCATCGGCTGCGGCAGGATGGCGGGGTGACGCGCCATGTGGCCAACAGTCACCGCCACCGTCCGCCTGCGCGACTGGTCGGCCACCGACCGCCTCGGCAACCACGTCGAGGCGTACGGCGAGCCGACGCAGGCGCACGTGCTCGTGGCCCCCGGCTCCACCAACGACCTCGGCCCGTCGCGCCCCGAGGGCGTTCGCGTCGACCTGACGCTCCACTTCACGAGGCGCTGGTCCGACCCGCAGGCCCTCCGTGGCGCGAAGGTCACGCTGCCCGCGCCATGGGCTGGCGACTTCGTCGTGGTGGGCGTCCCGGAGGCCTACATGCCGTCGCTCGTACCCGGCCAGCTCTACCTCCCCGTGGAGGTGCAGGCCTATGACGGTTAGGTACAGGGCGAACAAGGCATTCAAGGCGCAGCTGCTCAACCTGCCCGGCACCATGCAGGCGGTCGACGCCAGCGCGGCCCGCATACTCGGGCGCGCGAACTCCATGTTCGAGGCGAGCGGCTACGTCATGCGCAAGGCGCGCCCGGGCAAGGTGCGCTGCCACGCCTACGTCGCCACCGGCGACCGCCACGCCATGAACTCCAACGCGCGCCACATGACGCTCGAGAAGTCTCTGAGGGGGTAGCCATGTTCTCTTCGCTCGAGGTGGTCGTCGGATGGGTCGGCAGGACGCTGTCCGTCCCGTCGTCCACCTACCCGCAGGCCGGCCAGGCCCCGGCGTTCGCCGTCGTGAACCGCACAGGCGGCACATGCGACTACCCGCACGACTACCCCCGCTTCACCGTCCAGCTGTGGACGGCCAGCGACGCCGAGGGCGAGTCCCTGGCGTTCGACCTCGCGCTCGCGCTGCCGGGCGTCGCCGACGAGTCGGAGCGCATCAACGCCGTGGGGACGCCCGAGATAACGCAGCTCGGCCTCATCGACGGCGGCGGCTTCGTCTGGCAGGTCAGCTTCGACCTCGCAACCAACATCTACAACAGCTAACCCGAAAGGGGGCAACCATGCCCATCAACGCAGTGAACGTCGTCGTCGGCGCTCCTGACCAGTCTGCGACCGTCGGCGCGGTGAACTGGGCGGCCACCACCGCCACGATGCCCACCGACGCGAAGACGCCGCTCCCCGCAGCAACGTGGACGAGCGGCGGCTACGTCTCCACCGACGGCGTATCGCTGTCCATCGACAACAGCACCACCAGCATCCAAGACTGGTCGCTCGGCCACATCCGCACCCTGCTGGAGGACTTCACGGGCACCGTGACGTTCACCTTCATCCAGACCGACTACAACGCGCTGTGTGCCATCTTCGGCGAGTCCAACGTGACCAAGACCGACGCCACAACGACCGCGGGCACGCTCATCAGCGTGGCCATCGGCCCCGAGCTGGCCGACGCCAAGGCGTGGGCGTTCAACATGAAGGACGGAAGCCAGCGCATCCGCCTCGTGCTGCCCAACGCGCAGCCGACCCTCGACGGCGAGCTGACGTTCGTCGCCAACGAGCCCATCAGCTGGTCCGTGTCGCTCGACTGCAACATGGACGCCTCGGGCAAGAGCATCTACTTCTACTACGACGACGGCGTGACCGCCGCCTAAGGAGCACACATGCCTCAAGTTGCGCGCATCGACTTCGACACCGTGGAGCGCCCGTTCATCGTGGTGAACCTCTCTGGCGAGGAGCACGAGCTGCCCATCACGCTCGACTCGTCCGACCTCGAGCTGGTCGGCCAGCACGACGAGCCCGCCGACGGAATGCTGGCGCTCATGGCGAAGTACCTCGGCGACGTGGTCTACGCACTCGGCGACTACGACCTCAAGCGGCTGCTCTCCGTCTGGAACCAGCAGCGCGAGGCGCTTGGCGAGCCCGACCTGGGGGAATCCTAGGCCTCGCCGTGATCGTGGCGCAGCACGGCGCGGCGCTCGAGTACGACCTCATGACGAGGACGCGCTTCCTGATGCGCGACGTGGGCAGGGCGCTCCCAGCGGGCGCCCTGCTCTCTTTCGTTCGCTACCTGCCGCCGGACTCGGCGCTCAGGCAGGAGACAGACCCCGACAACGAGTGGCTGACGGGGGTGCACGGCGACATGCTGCTGGCCGCGATCTACGACCAGCTCGCGTCGTTCCAGTACAGCTTCCTGCGCTCCAAGGGCGCGAAGCCGAGGAGGCCGAAGCCGCTGCCGAGGCCGGGGGTCAGGGACAACGTGCAGAAGGTCGGCAAGGACCCCATCCCCATCGCCGACTTCGACAAGTGGTACTACGGGGGTGATTAAGAATGGCAAACGCTGAGGTCGGAACCGCCTACGTGACCATCATGCCGAAGATGGACAAGGGCTTCAGCGGCGACGTGACCTCCGCGCTCGAGACGACGGGCGTCGAGGGCGGCAGCATGTTCGGCGAGGGCATGCTCGGCACCTTCAAGGGCATGGCGACCAAGATCGTGGCCGCTCTCGGCCTCGTAGAGGTCGGCAAGAAGATAGCCGAGATCGGCCAGGAGGCGTACGGCCTCTACTCCGACTACGAGCAGCTGTCAGGCGGCGTCAACAAGCTGTTCGGCGACGACGCCGCGAAGCTCGTGGAGTCCAACGCCTCGAAAGCGTTCGAGACCGCCGGCATGAGCGCCAACGAGTACATGGAGACCGTGACGGGCTTCTCCGCGTCGCTCATCAACAGCCTAGGTGGTGACACCGCGACGGCAGCGTCGCAGGCCGACAAGGCCATCCGCGACATGTCCGACAACGCCAACACGTTTGGCACCGACATGGAGTCGATTCAGAACGCCTATCAGGGCTTTGCCAAGCAGAATTACACGATGCTGGACAACCTCAAGCTCGGATACGGCGGCACGAAGGAAGAGATGCAGCGGCTCCTTGAGGATGCCGAGGCAATCAGCGGCGTGCACTACGACATCGACAACTACTCCGACGTGGTTGACGCCATCCACACCATCCAAGAAGAGCAGCACATCGCGGGCACCACCGCGAACGAGGCCGCGGGCACCGTCGAGGGCAGCACCAACGCCATGAAGTCGTCGTGGGCGAACTTCCTGACCGAGCTGGGCAAGGACAACGCCGACATGGACGCCGTCTCCAAGCAGCTGGCCGACACCGTGGTCAACGCGCTGAAGAACATGGCCAAGGTCGCGTTCAACATCGTGAAGAACGCCGTGAAGGCGTTCCCCGGCGTCGTCAAGGGCTTCTACAACGCGCTGAAGCCGCTGCTCAAGGACTGGCTGGGCAAGCTGAAGAACGCGCTGTCAGAGGCGTGGGACGCCATCAAGACCGCGGCGGTCAAGTCGTGGGAGAACATCAAGACCGCCGTCGCCGACAAGTGGGACGCCATCAAGAAGGCCGTCACCGACAAGCTCAACGCCGTCAAGACCGGCATCTCGACCGGCTGGGACAACGTCAAGGCCACGGCGCTGGCCAAGTGGGAGGCCGTCAAGGCGTCCATCGTGGCCAAGTGGGAGGCCATCAAGACCGCCGTCGCCAACGCGCTTAAGGCCGTCGTGACGGCGATATCGGGCGGCTGGGACAGCGTCAAGACGACCGCCACCAGCAAGTGGGAGGCCGTGAAGTCGGCCATCGGCGCGAAGTGGGACGCCATCAAATCTGCGGTCGACGCCAAGCTGACGGCGGTGAAGAACGCCGTGTCGGCGGGCTGGGACTCCGTGAAGTCAACGGCCACAAGCAAGTGGGACACCGTGAAGGGCGCCGTCACGGCCAAGTGGGACGAGATCAAGGCTGGCGTGGGCACCAGGCTGGACGGCATCAAGTCCGCGGCGAGCACGGCGTGGGACAGTATCAAGTCCACCGCCAGCACGAGGTGGGGCGCCATCAAAGGCGCCATCACGGACGCCATCGGCTCCGCGAAGAGCTCCTTCTCGACCAAGGTCGGCGAGATGAAGTCGCTTGTCGCGAACTTCAAGCCGACGTTCTCCAAGATAGCCGCGCCCGCCATTGGCTCGATATCGGGCGTCCTCAGCAGCATGAGGCAATCCATCACGAACTTCAGGCCATCCTTCTCCAAGATAGCCGCGCCTGCCATCGGCTCCATCTCCGGCGTCCTCGACAGCATGAAGCAGTCCATCTCGAACTTCAAGCCGACGTTCTCCAAGATCGCGGCACCGGTCGTCGGCTCCATCTCGGGCGCGCTGGACACCATCAGTCAGGCCGTGTCCAACTTCATGCCGTCCTTCCCGAAGATATCGTGGCCGACGCCCAGCATGCCGCACATCCCGACGCCGCACTTCAGCCTGTCGTGGAACAGCATCCTCGGCGGAATCGTCAAGGTGCCGAGCGTGTCCTTCGACGGATGGTGGCGCACCGGTGGCTTCTTTGACGAGCCGAGCGTCATCGGCGTCGGCGAGGCTGGCCCCGAGATGGTGCTGCCGCAGCGCGGCAGGCTCATGGACGACTTCGCTGACGCCATCGCGTCGAAGGTCGGCGGCGGCGTGATCGTCACGGGCAACACCTTCATCGTGCGCAAGGAATCCGACATCGACGCAATCGGCCGCGCGATAAACCGAAAGGCCGACAGGCAGAGGAGGGCCGCGCTGTGAGCTACGAGCTGACCTTCGACGGCCACGAGCTGTCAGACCTCTTCGCCGTCGAGCGCCACGCCACGCGACCGCTCGGGGCGTGGGAGCCGACGCTGGTGGACGTGCCGGGCCGTGACGGCGCCCTGTTCGCCTGGACGCGGCGGACGCCCGCGCAGCTGACGTTCGACCTCTACGCCATCGGCGGCACCCGCGAGGAGCGCCAGCAGGCCATGCGCACGCTGGCCGGGTGGCTCGCCGTGGACTCCCCGCGCCAGCTCGTGCTCGGCGACGAGGGCGGGCTGTGGCGGCTGGCGGTGCCCACGGGCGAAGCCGCGCAGGAGGCGTTCCTGAACGCCGACCACGTGGCCGTCACCTTCGAGTGCCCAGACCCGTGGCTCTACGGCGAGGCGCGGACGGCCACCATCACCAGCGGCGGCAGCGTGACCATAGACGTGGGCGGCACCGCGCCCACGTGGCCGACAATCGAGTGCGAGGCCACGGGCGGCACGCAGGACAGCTGGGTGGTGACGCTGGACGGCGGCCCCGCCATCTACGCGGCCATCCCCAGCGGCACGGAGTACGAGGTCACCGCCGACTGCGGGGCCCGCACGCTCATGGTCAACCGCGAGGCGGCGATGCTGCCGCCCGCCTACGACTGGCCGATGCTCACCCCGGGCGAGCACACGCTCGCCATGGCGCAGGGCACCGGTGAGGCCACCGTGACGTGGCGCGAGAGGTGGTGGTAGCGCATGGCCGAGGCGCCCCGCGTCATCGTCACGTCCCACGACGGCGCGGTGGTCGGCGACCTCGACCCGGCGCGGCTCGTGGACATGGTCGTGGTGGACGAGGTCAACGGCGAGCGCTCGCTGGCCGTCACCACCACGCAGGAGCTGTCCAAGGGCGACCGGCTGCTCTGGCGCGACGGCATGCTCAGGTGGCGCGAGTACGTGGTGGAGGCCGACGAGGCCGAGCACTCCGCCGGCGAGGCCACCCACGCCTACTGGTGCCCGTGGTCGCTGCAATACGACCTCTCGCGCACCTTCGTCAGCGCCATGCCCGGCACGGGTGGCACGCCCGCCACGGCGGAGCAGGCGCTGGAGGCGGCGCTCGGCGGCACGGCCCGCTGGGCCGTCGGCGCCGTCGACGTGGGGACCGTGGGCAGCGCGTCCTTCTTCCGCATGTCGGGCTGGGAGGCGCTACAGACGCTCGTGGAGACGTGGGGCGGCGAGGTCGACGCGACCATCGAGGTCGGCCTCGCGGGCGTGACCTCGCGCTCCGTGAGCCTGCTGGCCCACGTGGGCGACGAGGGGGCCAGCAGGCGCTTCGACTACGGCCACGACGTGGCGGGCATCAGGCGCACCGTCATGGACGAGCCGTGGACGTGCCGCGTCATCCCGCTCGGCAAGGCCGAGGAGACCGAGGGCGGCGGCTACGGGCGCAAGGTCACCATCGAGGACGCCAACGGCGGCGTGATGTGGCTGGAGGACGCCGACGCGGTGCCGCTCACCCGCGTGCCCGACGGCAGCGGCGGCTGGGAGCACCCCGTGCAGGTCGTGGAGAACGAGGCCATGGAGACGCCCGCAGACCTCAAGGCGTGGGCGCTGGAGCACCTTCACGACTGGACGCGCCCCAAGGTGAGCTACGAGTGCGACGTCGTCCAGCTCGCCGAGGCGGGCATGGACGCGCAAGGCGTCGCCGTGGGCGACGAGTGCGCCGTGGTCGACGCGGCCTTCGGCGAGGCGCCCATCCGCATCGAGACGCGGCTTCTGCGCGTGGAGCACCACCCGCTCGACCGCTCGCAGGACGTGCTGACCTTCTCCAACCTCGTGGACGGGCTGGGCTCGCAGCTGGGCGACATAGCGCGCAGCGTCGCGCAGGTGCAGTCGCAGGTGACGAGCCTCAGCCTGAACCAGTCAACCGCCGAGTACGTGAGCAACCTCATCGCGCGCATGAACGCCGAGGCCAACGCGACTGGCGGCTACACCTACATCACCGAGGGCCAGGGCATCCGCACCTACGACAGGCCGGTCTCAGACCCGCTCGTGGGCACCGAGGCCACGCAGGTGGTTGAGGTCAAGGGCGGCACCATCCGCATCGCCAACAGCCGCGACGCGCAGGGCGACTGGGAATGGAGAACGGTCTTCACGAGCGGCCACGTCGCAGCAGACGTCGTGACAGCCGCGCAGATCACCACGGGCTACATCGGCAGCGAGGGCGGCACCTTCATCGACCTCGACAACGACACCGTGCAGCTCGGCAGCTCCGACAGCTTCCACGTCGTGGCCGACTCGCAGGAGCTTGGCTTCTACCAGGCCGACACGCGCGTTGCCTACGTCAACGGGAACCAGCTCTACATCCCCTACACGGTCGTGCTCAACGCAATGCAGGTCGGCGAGGAGGGCAACAACTGCTGGGAGTGGCGGCTACAGGACAACGGCAACCTGACGCTCACGTGGATAGGATAGCGACATGGCAGCACCTTGGAGCAGCACTGGACTCCTGACTGGCAACAAGTCGGAGCAAATAGGGTCGAGCAGCACCTACGCCCTCCGTGGCAAGATGACAAGCTCGTCGCCGACTGAGACGGCGACAACTTACACGATACCGAGCGTTAAGCTGTCCACGGTTCTATCCAAGACCTCAAGCGAGAGCTTTACCCTCACTGCTCAGAGCATATCCAGCGTGTACGTGGGGGTGTCTATCGGCGGCACCACCAAGCTTGAGTACGACGGCACAAGCATCACTGGAACCAAGTCGGGCAGCATATCTATCACCAAGACGCACCAGTCGCAGTCGGTCACGCTCAGCCTCCGCTTTAACTACGTCGGGCAAATCGTCGTAAGCTCCAGCAGTGGGGGATTCTACGACAGCTATGGAAACACGGGGGAACCCGTCTACGGAACCTACACCTTCACCGTCCCAGCCAAGACGCACTACACCGTCAGCTTCAACGCCAACAGCGGCTCGGGCGCACCGAGCGCACAGACCAAGTGGCACGGGGAGACGCTGACCCTCAGCAGCACCAAGCCGACCCGCACGGGCTACACGTTCCTCGGGTGGTCGACCAGCTCGACCGCGACGAGCGCGACCTACGCGGCAGGCGGCAGCTACACCGCCAATGCCGCGGCCGTGCTCTATGCGGTGTGGAGGATCAACACGTGGACGGTGGCCTACAACGCCAACGGCGGCACCGGCGCACCCGCGTCGCAGACCAAGACCTACGGCCAGACGCTCACCCTCAGCAGCTCAAGGCCCGCCCGCAGCGGCTACGCCTTCCTCGGGTGGGCCACCAAGTCGGACGGCACCGGCACGGCCTACGCGCCGGGCGGCAGCTACACCGCTAACGCCGCGGCCACGCTCTACGCCGTGTGGGTGGCGGTGCAGGTGACCAGCCTCAGCGCCTACCGCTCCACCAGCTCGGGCACGAGGTCGGACAGCGGCACCTACGGCCGCCTGAGCGCCGGTTGGAAGGCGCTGGGCACCATCGCGGGCACGGTGGCCGTGACCGCCACGGCCAACGACGCGGACGTGACCAGCAGCCTGTCCAATCGCAGCGGCAGCAAGACCGCCACCGACGACCTCTCGAACACCTCGGTCGGCACCTTCGGCGGCTCCTACGCGCAGGACGTGGCCGTGCGCGTCTCCGTGACCGCCACGCTCACCGTGAGCTACGGCGGCAGCAACCGCTCCGTCAGCGCCACGCGCGTGGCGACCATCCCCAAGGTGTTCCGCCTGCTCGACGCCCTGCACGGCGGCACGGGCCTCGCGATAGGCACCATCGCCACGCTGGCCAACACCTTCGAGGTGGCACTCCAGACGGTGTTCCAAAACGTCGTGGAGGTAGTGCAGAGCAACATCACTAGGGACGGCACCTACACCGAGCCGACGAACGGCGACCACCAGATTCGCCTCGTGGACAGCTCCCGGCGGATACTGAGCTACCTGTCGGCCCACAAGGCGGCGAACAGCCCGAACAACTACCTGCGGCTTACCGCCTACGGCCCGTCAGGCTCCAAGACCGCCAACGTCTACATCTGCGCGAGCGACACGGACGGCTTCATCTCGACCGACTGCGACTTGGGTACCAGCCTCAAGCAGAGCGCCTCGGGCAGGGGCTACTTCCTCAAGGACTCGGCTGGCAATGACTACCCCGGCGTGTACGACAACGGCTCGAACCTGTGGCTAGGCGCAACGATGACCGCCTCGACACACCACGTTGGCGCGACATACATCAGCTCGGGCTACAGCGGCACAAACGGCCACACGACCATCTACATCTGCGTGCCGAACGCCACCAACGACGGCGGAACCAACTATGGCGTGTACCACACTGGCTACAAGCCGACACCAGCCGACATTGGCGCGGCCAGCACGACCGCATCCGGCTACATCAACGTCGACACGTTCGCGCAGAGCAACCGCGCCCTCATGGTGGGCGGCACGGTCAACAACAGCTCATCCAGCGTCAACGGACATCGCGTCTCCCTGTATATTGAGACTAATCAGCTCGGGTTTTATGACAACACGGCTGGCGCGAACATCTGGAGCTTCGGCACCACAGTAACGTCTACGAACGTCGGTACTGACATAGCGACCGCAAGCACGGGCTTCACGATTGACTCTGGCGGCTCACACCGAGCGTTCAAGCGAAACGGCGTCTGCACCGTCTACCTCACGTTCAAGTCAACGAACGCGCTAACGGCAGGCACGACCTACACGGTGGGAACGCTCAACAGCGAGTGGAGGCCATACGCACTTGCAGTCCTTGGCATAGCGAACACGAGATACAACTACAACGCATACACACAGTCGAACGGAACCATCCGAATCGTGCCATCACAGGCCGTATCCGCGAACGCCACGTTCGTTGTCGGCGGCACCTTCGTGCAGGCGTAGGGGAGGCCACCAATGGACAACGCACTCACCAGCTTCATCGGATGGGTCGCACCCATCGCCTCCACGGTCATCGTCACGGCGCTGACTGCGCAAATCAAGGCGCGGCAGGACGCGGCAGAGCGCAAGCGCGACGAGGCGCAAGCCGAGACGGAGGCCAAGCGCAAGGCCGAGGCCGAATGGCGTGAGCGCGTGGAGGGCAGCGTGGCCGGCATAGACGCCAAGCTCGACGCGCTCAACGAGGCCACGCAGACCACGATGCGCACCACGCTCCTGCACTACATCGAGAAGTACCTGACCCGGGGCTGGGTCACGCCCGAGGAGCGGGCGAGCCTGATGGACATGCACCGGAAGTACGCCGCGCTCAACGCCAACGGCTTCATCGACGGGTACATGCGCCGGGTGGCGGAGCTGCCCGACAAGGAGATCTAAGGAGGACACATGGAGTACTTCCTGCCGGACAAGGTATACACGGCACTCAAGTGGCTGGGCCTCATAGCCTGCCCCGCCATCGCCACCTTCGTCGGCGTGGTCGGCCCCGTCTGGGGCATGCCGCACGTAGACGCAGTGGTGACCACCATCAATGCGGTGGGCCTGCTCATCGGCGCGCTCATCGGGGCCAGCGCCATCACCGCGAAGGAGGCCTGAGATGGACGAGCTTGACGAGGCCACGCTCTCGGAGCTCGAGCGCGAGCAGCTCATGACCCGCTTCGAGCCGGAGAACGTCAAGACAGAGGAGGCTGACGATGCCGACCGCAGCTGATGCCCTTGCGTGGGAGCGGTCGCAGCTCGGGCACGTCGGCGGCGGCAAGTACTGGCAGGCGATGGGCTACGGCTACACGGACGCCACCGCGCCCGCGTGGTGCCTGTGCTTCCAGTGCGCCTGCTTCAAGGCCATCGGCCTCGACGTCCCCGGCCTACCGCAGTTCGGGTGCAGCTCGTTCTACTGGTGGCTTCAGCAGCACCGACCGGACATGCTCGTGAGCGACCCGAGGCCCGGAGACCTCGTGCTCTACGACTGGGGCATCGACGACTACCCGTGTGATCACGTCGGGATGACGGTTAGCGCCACCGGCTCGACGGTGGTCAGCTACGAGGGGAACACCACAGGAAACGCGGTTGCGGTGAAGACCCGCGACCGCTCGAACGTCCGGGCGTTCGTGCGCCCGCCTTACGACGAGGAGGACATCGTGACCGAGAAGGACAAGAAGGAAATCGCGGAGATGGCGGCAAACCTGGTCATCACCAAGCTGAGCGCCAAGAACTCCAATGGCGTCACCAGGGTCGGCGAGTGGGTCTGGGGCGCGAGGAACAAGAACCTTGAGGCGGTTGACGCCTACCAGATTCTCCGCGACGTACGCAACGCGCTCGGCATCAACGACGGACAGAAGGTCACCAAGACCACGTCCACCAACGTGGGCTACGACCGCTCCGTCATCGCCAAGATAGCCGCCAAGCTCGGCGTCAAGTAGGCCCGCATGGGCAGGGACGCCAGGGCCATCATCGTGGCGATCGTGGCGACCTACGCCGGGTTCGCGGCCGTCACGTGGCTCGTCATGCGGCTGATGCCGCTCATCGTTTAAGGACACGCGCCCCTCACCGCTTCGGCGGTGGGGGGCGTTTTTGTGTGTCCCAAGCGCGTCCCAAATGCGCCGAAACGGGGCATCCTGCGGCACGCGGCGCACGCAAAAGCGCAGCTAGGACATGTTGTGGCACGTGACGGCACATCCCCTACTATTTTCGGCGAGTAGAGCCAGCATCACAAAACCGCAGGTAGACGGCATATTATCAGGAGGCCGCGTCCCTATTCGTCCTATCTTCGGGCGATGTGGGCGCGGCCTCCTCGCATACCCCGACCGCCCACGGGTACTCCGAGTAGGGGAAGCGGGCATAAGCCTCGCACACGGGACGCACGAAGTCGTCAAGGTCGGGCACGTCGTAGTGGCGGCTCGTGACGTCGGACGGCACGTGGCCCATCAGCGGCTCGGCCACCCACTCCGGCAGGCGCATGCGGCGGCGCATGATGGTGCGCCACGTCCTGCGCAGGCTCCGGAGGTCGTGGACAGGCACGCCGGCGTCGGCCAGCGTGGCGCGGAAGGAGTCGCGCAGGCGGCGCTTCCCGACGTAGCCACCGGCCCCGTCATCGGTGAGCGGGCCGTCCCCGCACGCCCGCGCCAGCTCGGCGAGGCGGAGGCCGGGGGCGCCCGGCACGACCACCACGCGGGCGCTCGCCTCCGTCTTGACGCGGTCGTAGACGTGGCCACGGTCGTCTATCTGGTAGGAGATACGCACGCACGCGCACGGCACGCCCGCATGCCAGCGCAGCTCCACGTCGGTGCCGTGCGGGGCCAGCGACTCGGCCACGCGGCAGGAGCCGAAGGCCATGAGAAGCACAGCCGGCTCGATGAAGGTACCATGGACGGCGCGCCACACATCGCCCAGCGAGTCTTCGTCCCACACGCCGGCATCGCGCCGCTCCACCGTCGCCGAGGACGGCAGGATGTAGCGCTCGCGCATGGGGTTCGCGTCCACGGTGCCAAAGCGCACGGCGCAGTCGAACGTCCACTTCATCACGATCAGCGACTTCTGCGCCGCCGAGAGGCCGAGGCCGTCGAGCCACTGCTGCACCAGTAGCGGGCGCACCTGGTCGAGCGGCACCTCGCCCCAGCGCGGCAGCACATGCTTGTTGCACACGTTCTCGTAGACGCCCAGCGTGCGCGGCGCGAGGTCTCCACGGTCTCTCAGCTTGACGTACCCCGGCAGCGCCCACCGCTCCCACGCCTGCCCGACGGTGGGGCATGGCGCGTCCTCGCCGTGCTCGAGCATGAGATGGGCGCGCGCGGCCTCGGCCTGCTTGCGGGTTGCATTTCTGATTGTTTTGCTACGCCGCCTGTATCCGTCCGGGCCGTCTGCCCAGTACCTGATGCGCCACGTGGTGGCGTCCACCTGCGCGATGGACGCCCACGCGCTGCGCTTTTTGCGACGAGTCATGGCTATCTCTTGCCGAACAGCCTGCGCAGCAGGTCGGGAATGCCGACCGTGACGCGGCGGTAGACCCAGTTGTACAGCGCCCTGGACGGGTTGCGTATCCATCCCATGCCGCGCCTGCCGTAGAAGGGATTGATCATCCTCTTGAGCTGGCGCTTCCACTTGCCCGTGGTGCGGGCTTTCAGCGAGCGCTTGAGGCTCGTCTTTCGCAGGCCGTACTTCATGGCATCCTCCAATCTCGGCGGCTATTCGCCCCTGCGGTAGTCATCCGTCAGCTCCAGCAGGTAGTCCGCGCTGCAATCGAGCGCGACGCAAAGGGCTCGGAGGTAGTCGGCGTTGGGGCGCGACGTGTCATGCTCCCAGCCGCTCATGGTCTGCTTCGAGACGCCAACCATGCCGCCCAGCTCCTCCTGCGTGAGCCTGCGGTACCCTCTCATGGACGCGATGCGCTTTCCGAGGCTCATTGTCAGCCCTCCTTTGTAAATAATCCGTGACAAGGAAATTATTACCAAAAAACACTTGCAAAAGTACGAGAAACCCGTACTATTAGACGTGGGGAACGAAATTGCCGACGAAAGGAACCCACGATGACCACCAAGACCGCCAAGAAGCTGTTCGCATACACCATCTTCGAAAACGCAGACAAGAACCGCGTTTGGGTCTACTACTGCTGCGACCGCCCTGAACTTGTCCCCGGGTACTGGAACCTCGATACGGAAGGCATCGAGAACGTCACCGCCAACAAGTGGGCCAAGAACGGCAACGAGTGGATCCGCGCCATGCACGCCCTCGGCTGCTCCTACGACGAGATGGTCGCCGCCGTCCGCCGCGTCATGGACGCCCATGGCTTCGAGGCCATCGAGGAGTTCGACCCCGCCAGTGTTGGCGCCGTCGACTATCGCTTTGCCTCCTAGCAACCACAAGCCCCAGCGGGGAGGGCCAAGTCCCCGCGCACGGTTGGACGTGACCCCGCATGGCGGCTCGGAACGGCCTCACGGACTCAGCGCGTGGAGAGACCGCGCTGGCACGAGGACAGATGACCACGCAACCCAGCCTAACGTCGGCTGGCGGCTTCGTGGAGAAACCTGAAAAAGAGTCCAGTACTTCGCATATCGTTCTGCCAATGCCGCGTGGATGCGTCCACGCGGCCTCATTCGGCTGATTGGAGGAACGCATGGCAAACCAGAACTACCGCAAGGCCCGCGAGGAGGCGGGCATCAGGGCCGAGCGCGCGGCAACCGAGCTGGGCGTCTCGATCACGACGCTGTACGCGTGGGAACGCGGCGAGACCTCGCCTGACGCGGACAAGCTCGTCCTGATGTCGAGCCTCTACGGCAGGAAGGTCGACTACCTGTTGGCACTCGACTAGCCATGCCTCGGAAGTACGAGAAATTCGTACTTTGACTATGGACAGGCCCGAGCATCCCCACCGGTGCGCCTCCCGCTCCGGGAGACCGCAGATGCCCCGCAGCCCTGGACGGCCTCGGGGACACCGGCGCAGGAACCCGCCGCAAGGGCGGCACCCGCGCCCGTCGAGCGCCTGCGCGGCAGCTCCGGGCGCACACGGTTCGCACTCCCCTCCTTTCTTGGCACATGACTGGCCGCCCTGGCCGGGAGGCGTGCCGATGGGGGTGCTTGGGCGATGGCAGGGAAGGGGGCGCGACATGGCACGGAGCTACGAGGACGCGCTGACGGTCGCGCAGGTGGCCGAGCGATACCCGGTGAGCCGGCGCACGCTCTACCGCCTCATGGACGACGGGGTGCTCAGGTGGTGGGTGCCCAACGGCCTCAAGCGCCGCCGCCTCGTATGGCGGCAGGACGTGGAGGCTTGGCTGATGGGGATGGACGCCCCGCGCGACTGACGCTGGCAGGCGGCGCGCGGGGCGAGGAAGCGGGCGGCTGAGGGCCGTCCCGCATGAGAGAGAGGATAGCAGACATGAGGGACTGGAACCTGCTGGCGGGGGTCACCCCGCAGATGGTGGCCGACGTGGCGCTGGGCGTCGCGCTGATGGGCGTGGTGCTCTACGCCATCGTGCCCGCCATCATGGCGCTGATGGGGTGGCTGTAGTTGGCCCGCCCGAGGAACGAGCCCGACTGGCTCATCGACGCCGAGATCGCGCTGTACCGCTCGCGCGGCTGGGAGTGGGAGGCCATCGCCGCCTACTTCGGCATGAGCGCCCGGTCGGCGCAGCGCAGGTACGCGAGGCTCATGGAGAGCAGGGAGGTGCGGAATGGCTGAGCGCTTCTTCAGCTTCGTGGTGCCGTTCGTGCGAGGCAAGGGCCGCGTGCGCTTCGTCAAGGCCACGGGGCGCACCTACACGCCGAACAAGACCGCCGAGGCCATGGAGCGCATCAGGCAGGCGTTCGTGGCGGCTGGCGGAGAGCTGGCGCCGAGGGGCGTGCCGGTGCGCGTCTCGATCACGACGGCGCGCGGCATGCCCAAGGGCAGGCCGAAGCGCGTCGAGAGCGAGCCGGACGTGTACAAGCCGGACTGCGACAACATAGCCAAGCTGGTGCTCGACGCCCTCAACGGCGTCGCGTGGGCGGACGACACGCAGGTGAACATGCTGAGCGTGCAGAAGTTCGCCCGCGACCGCGTGGCCGAGGAGCAGACGCACGTCATCGTGAGCTGGGAGGTGGGGGAGTGAGCCTATACAACGAGCTTTTGGGCGGCGAGCTGAGGAGCTGGCAGCACAGCACCACGGACGACATGCTCTGGGCCGCGCGCAAGACGGTGCTGGACACCATCGCGCAGATGGAGGGCATCGAGGACGTGCTCGACCCGCTGGGCTGCGAGCGAGAGGGAGTCGACCGCGACGGCAACCCGCTGCACGACGACTCCAGCATGTACACCGTGGAGCACGTGGAGGTGTGGCGCTGCCGCCTGCTGCGCGTCAACTCCATGCTGCGCGAGCTGGGCCAGCGGATGGCGAGGGGGGAGGAAGATGGCGGACGAGACGTGGCAGGCGAGGCTCCGGGCGCAGGCGCTGGCGGCGCATAGGCGCGAGCTCGACCGCGGCCCGTCGTGGGTGGTGCGGGCGACCGACCCGCCCACGTTCTCCATGGTCTGGGCCGTGCGCTACACCCGCGAGATGCTGGACGCCGGCGTCCACGTGGCCGAAGACCTGAGCCTCATGAGCACCTGCTACGAGCGCCACGTGGTGGCCGACTTCCGCAACTGCGAGGACGGCATCCACATGCTGTGCGAGTTCCTGCCGCCCGTCGAGGCGCTGGTCGTGAGGCCCGAGTGCATGAGCGGGGTGGTCGCGGCGCTGAGGCGCAGCGGATACCACGCCAAGTGCCACGACGGGCGCGGCAAGCACTACGAGTTCTGA